CCTCCAACCGACGAGAAGCCATACTAATGTTACTCTGAGCGGATGATGAGAATCGAACTCACCCCTTCTGCTTGGAAGGCAGAGGCACTACCAATATGCAACATCCGCATCGCACCCCTGGCTGGAATCGAACCAGCGACCAACAGATTAGAAGTCTGTTGCTCTTCCGCTGAGCTACAGAGGTATATAAGCATTATAGTATTTAAATTAAATATTGTCTATAGCAAATAAATCTGCATAATGTGCGTGTGCATGAGATCCCATATGCTCTTGTGGATCTGTGCCCACATTAAAAAATCTTGGATCTATAGACTTAATATCAGAATGACAAGAATTGTAGTCATAATTAACAACAGGCTTGCTGCATGTATAATTTTTAAAATTATAATCATAGTGATTAAAATGTATATTAAGCTCATTATGCCATGTCGCCCATTTAAAATCTATATCTGTTTGAGAAATGTATTGCTCCAGAATTTTAATAGCCATTAAATTTTGTCTGAATGGGACAGCGGTTGGTATAATTTTTTCTACAGCAATAGGCATTTTTTCGTATTTTAACATAGACCTATCAGCGTCAGAAACTGTATTTAAAAATTCACCAATTTTACCTTGAGAATTTTGAATAAATGTATTTTCATTTGCAGCTTTAATAAACTTAAATCTTAAAAAATCTGGCAATAATAATCTTAAATATTTAGGATGACCATAAATTTCAAAATACTTAAAAACATCTTCTACCATTGCACTTGTGCTATTACCTGGGTAAGACAAATTATTATAAGACATTGAGTCTCCTGCAAGCATTTTTGTCCATGTTAAATTTTCTGGTATGCCAACACCAAAAGATTGCGAGCATCCTGAAGTTAAAAGATCTGATTTTGAAAGCTCTGGCCCCCTGTATCCATATGAGTTTACCGAGTAATCAACTTCTATTTTGCCCTTATAAGAAAATTTTTTATGACTTACTCCTAAATTAAGTTCAGCAATCATATGGCTCTGCCTATATTGAGATTGAATAAGATCTTTATATAAATTATCTTCAATGGGATTTTCTGTAAGTATGCCAAAAAAATCAAGTGGGTATTTATTTTTATCCCAGATTAATCTTTTCATTAGTTCTCCCTGTGCAACAGCTCGGACTTGAACCGAGGATTACCGAATTATGAGTTCGGGGCTTTAACCAACTAAGCTACTGTTGCCTAGTTGAATTATACTTTTATTAACCAATCTAGTCAATAGATAATTTATTTGCCAAATACTCGACTATTGGTTCGTAATACTCCTGCTTCATGTGATCATTTAATAATATGTTAATTGGTTTTTTAGGTTGTTTATATGGCTCTATCATATCATCTCCTAAAATTTCCCTAGTATTAATTGGCTCACGTAAGCCACGCTTTATACATTGTTTTTTAAGCTCATCAATAAATAATAAGTGCTGTTCATGTCTTCTTTCAAACTCAATATCTGGATCGCTTCTATTTTCAACCCAGCCATTTGTAATAAAGCATATAAACTGAGGAAGAGGCTCCATAAAAATAACTTCACATTTATTAAACTTATTGAGAGCATTGTCTATGTATCTAGAAACAACCTCTTTTGCATCAATATAACCAGGTAGGCTAGTTTGTGGAAGCCAATTTCTTATGTCTATATATCCAAGCCAGGGAACAACTATTCTTCCAGGTTCATTCCACTCGTCCAACTGTCTTTTTTGTGTACCGCTTGCAAAGTTTTCAAAATCAAAATTTAAAGCTGACCGTCCTGGGTGTGAAGACATCCATAGCTGTAAATCTTTATCCTCATGTGTTTTTAAATAGTCTTTTAGCCATATATCTCTTCCTTCTTCTAGCATGTGTGTAACATAGTTCTGCTCAGAATATTGATACTCTAGTTTTCTATTTTTTAAAAAGAATACATCTGGCACACAATTGCCTATCTTTGATGTATGAGAGTCTCCTATAACTAATATCTTCTTCATCGAATCACCTTTGCGTTATACATTGCTTCCCAATTTCTAATATCATTTTCATCATTAAGCAGAGGCTGTCCCTTAATGTTTAGACTTGTATTCAAAAGCATTGGCACTCCAGTCTGCAGATAGAATTTATTTAGAACCCTCCAAAGACCTCTATTGTCTTTTCTATTTACAGTTTGAACTCTAGATGTACCATCCGCATGAACTACAGAAGGAACAAGTTCTGGCTTCAAGCACTTAACTGTATACTGCATATAGGGACTTGCAAAGTCCATATCAAACCACTTTGAAGCACACTCCTCCATAATAACTGGAGCAAACGGCCTAAATAATTCTCTTTGTTTTATTAAGTTTACCTTATCTTTGATGCTTGGGTCTCTTGGATCAGCTAATATGCTTCTGTTTCCTAAAGCTCGTGGGCCATATTCTGCTCTTCCAGTTGCAACAGCTACTATGCCATCTTTTAAAATGCCTTTTACAATTTCATTAACTGGGTATTCTCCTCCAAGATCATAGCCAAGGTAGGGATCTTTCCAATCTAAATGTTTTCCATAAAATGCTGCGGCTGCCCCAAGGGAGCTTCCTGCATCTCCTGGATTTGGCATGATCCAGATCATATCAAAAAGCTTCCAGAGTGATGTATTTGCAGATGAGTTAAGCGCACAGCCTCCCATAAATACAAGATTTTTTTTATTTGTAATCAGCTTTGCCATTCTCATGAATTCCATAAGTCTGGTTGTGTATACCATTTGAACTGCTGCTGCAATATCAAATCTATCTTGCTCCGCTATCTCCATACCCCAGTCATGGATACCCATATGAAAATTATATTTTTGTGCGTGATAGTTTGGAAAGTATTCATCTACCTCTTTGTAGTATCTTTTCCAGTCTCCGTATGCGGCCATGCCCATCATAATATATTCTTCTTGATTTGGCATAAGGTTAATTAATTTTGTAAAAGCGGAATAAAACAATCCAAAGCTTACTGGATAGTTTTGTTTATGCTTTAACTTAATCTTGTCTCCTTCTCCAACCCAGATAGTTGAAGTATTATATTCCCCCATTGCATCAAGTACTACAATAACTGCATCATTAAATGGACTAGTATAATATCCAGCTGCTGCATGTGAATAATGATGGCCAAAAGATTTGCGTGGCAGGCCATCAATATTAAACCTTGGTTTCCAGTCTCCTGCACCACCCTTTAAAAATAGCCTGGAGGCCTTTAGAAGCGGTTTCTCGTAGTAAGCTATAGCATCAGGTTGCCCATAAGACAAAGCATCATTAACTAAACTATCATTAATATACCAATCATTTTTTTTCTTGCTATAACGCTCAGCATGCCCAGCAAATAGTATCTTACCATCTTCAATTAAAGAAACAGAGGCATCATGAGATGTTTCATTAATACCTAATATTTTCATTAATATATAAACCTATTCTTTTTTTTCTTTTTAAATTTTTGAATAAATTTATATATATAATATTTTATTGTTATCATTTTCCCCAAACCTCTCTTATGTGTTTTAAAAACATTTCTGCATAATGTATTTGTCTATGATACCCGAAATGTGCGTGTTCTAAACCGTTTTCTCTATCAAGAGCAATATGAAAGCTTGGACTGCTCTGATACTCTTCATGACAATTTATTTTTTCTTTTATTTCTTCATCATAAAAAATGTCGATATCATTATTTGTATTCCACCTATTTGGATTGCAACTTATATAATTATTAAAACCTATTTTTTTGACCAGCTTATCTGTTATTTCATCCCAAGTGCTCCACACAAAATTAATACCAGCGGACTTACAGTAGTTAGAAAGCATATCTATATATTGGCTAGCATACATATGAGAAATTTCTTCAGTTATAACATCATTGGCAATTAGTGGTCTTTTATATATTCCTCTAGGATTTTGTTCTGCGGAAATTGTTGCAGTATTTTTAATCATAAAACCCATATATTCTTTAGTTCTAAAATCATTTTCCGAATTAGTATCTGCCCAATCAAAAGTTTTTTCATCATAAGAATTAAAAAAGGATTGCGATCCAAGCAAGTCTTTATTATTAAATATAAGAAATCTATTAAAGTCTGGGAATAAAGCTACTATATTTTTAGGATTTCCAAATTCATTTATGTAGGAAAAAATTTTGCTTACCTGGCCAGGAATACTATCGCCATACCTTGCGAGAGAATTATACTCAACCTGCAAATCTTTACTTAAAATATATGGAAATGTTTCTTCAATAGGTAGACCCAAACCAGAAGCAACAGAACAACCAGAAAATAAATACTCTATATTATTTTTAAATCTGGGAGATCTAAAACAATGATCATTGTAGTCGCAAATAATTCCAAATTCCATTCTTTGCCAACCACCATTTTTGATTAAATTTAATTTATTTTTATATAAGTCTGATTCTATTCCTGCATAGTAACGAATTGATTTATCTGATTTTTCATTAATTACTGATTCAGCTAGACTGCTATAAGAAAATTGATTATTCATTTTTAGACATACCAGATTCTACTATTTGCTGAACATATTCTGAAAAATGTTTTCTTATCGCCCCCATTGGTCTAGATCCAAATGAGTCCCAAATTCTTTTATACTCTATTATATTTTGAAGGGTTGTTGGACAAACAACAATACCATCGTAGGACTTCATTACAGTGGGTAAAGGCACATGTTTACTACAGCACTTACATTGTTTTGCTAGTTCTTGATATTCGCTCATATTATTTGCATCCTGTCCATTGCTTCTCTTAAATCTTGAGGCATTCTTGGTGCCCTGATCATATTATAGGATGTTGTGTCTGGGTCATCCTTGGCCCCAAAATCATTGTCATAGCTCATTGATTCATAAGTATGTACATTTATTTCCTGATTATTATCAAACCTAGTTCTACTAATTGAATTAAATATTGCACCGCATGTAGCATCAGCTAAGTCTTTAGAACCTTTTCTTGGGTGGTCTACTTTATCTCGCATAATCCTAAGCTGACATAATTCGTCTATAAGCAAAGGTATATGTGGGCCGATTAATCTTTCTTCTGCTACAACCATTGCCATATCATCATAATGTTTTTTAGCGACAGACAGAATCTCTGTATTGATGCCGTATTGTTTTAGTTGTTGCATCATATCATGAGAGTTCCATCTGTCAAATGTACATATTGCTATATTAAATCCTCTAGTTTTAAGAGAAAGAATATAGTCTTTTACTTCTGTAAAATCAACCGATTTGTCTGGAGTTGGTGTCCAGTATCTGACGGCGTCAACTTCAACAATTGGTGCGGGTTGCGAATAAGTATCTGTGACCTTTACATTTACCCACTTATTAACATGAGCCATCGTAACTGCACAGTGGTCATGCTTTTGAGCTAAGTCTACATGAATGTAATATTTTTTATCTGGATCTGGTAAAAACCATTCCTCTAGTCTGCCAAAATTATCTACTGCTAGTGCACCAATGTTGAAAGCTTTTTCTACTTTTTCTCTAGACTTAAAGAATGCGTCGACTGCGTCTGGTGGCATGCATGCAAATCTTGAAAGAGCATCTGTTGGGTTTGTATAGAAAGCCGTTTTGAAGTCATCAATTTTTCTAACTGGGTTAATCTCCCAAGTTGGACGTTTAATAGCATAAACTTTAGGTATCTTGTAAGATACAATATGGTCTTCTTCCCACTGTATTTCAAATTCATTACCCTCCGTGCCGTCTGGCATTTCTTCATACATTTTAAATTTGTGCTCTCTAATTATAGTATCTTTTTCTCCAATGACTGCGTCATATCTTTGCTGTATGTAATCATTTTTAAATCTTGGGAATGAAAGCAAAATAACTTTTCCAAAGTCTGGAAATCTTGAATCTACAGAAGCACGATACATCTCATACACTGCACTACCAGTTTTTGCTTGATCGTGGCCCGTTGTATTTTCAATAGCAAAACCAGAAATCTCATCAAGAATAACTACAATGACGTTATAGCCTTCCCATGCTTCACGCTCAGAGTGGCCAGAGTGGACAGTTATTGCTTTGTTAAACTGTATCTCGGATGCTTTTGCATAATACTTTCCAACAAACCAAGGTGATTTATCAATACGACTTCTAAACCCTTTAAAAAAAACATTGCTTGCTTGTTGAGAGTTGATAGCAATATTAATAATATCAATAGAATCACCTGGTGGTTTTCCATAATATGTGGCTGGATCTTTTAGGCATAGTAATAAATATACTATATATGCTACCGCAATTGTTGAACAATAATCTTTTCCAGAACCTTTGCCTAGCTGTGCAACTACTTCGTTGGCAGTTTGCTTAAACCGAATAGATCCTTCTTCTTCTCCAAAAAGCTTTTTAAGAGTAGACTCTTTATATATTTGAGAACTTTTTTCAATCAATGTGTATTGATATTCTGATAAGGGTGGAAGACCCAAGTAGTTAGGATCATTTACAAATGTCTTTAAGTCTACTGGCTTTTCTTCAAACTCTTCGCCATCTAATATATCAATTAAATCAGAAAAATCAAATGACATTTTTTTCACTCCATAGGTAGCTTGTATATGTATATCTATAATTAGATTTAACCTCTAAAACTTCATGCTGAAGATAGGATCTATGGGCTATTAAATCTCCAGCCTGGGGGTGGTATGATATATTTTCTTTTGGATAGTTTATTTCGCCACCTTCAAAATTATTTAAATATAAAACAACTCCATATTTTTTTGAAAAATTTTTGTGATCAAATCCATCTAAATCATTATGTTTACTCATTAAATTACCCTTTGATATACAATTAAATCCTCCAGGCTTTATCATTAAAGGCAAACTAATATTTTCTTTAATTTTATTTTCAATAAAATTTGATGACTCCGTTAAATCTTTTGTCATATTGTAAACAAAAATGTTATCTTTTCTAACTGTATACTCTGATGCATTTAAAATATTAACAATAGATTCACATTCATCTTGCAAAATAAAATTTTTTACTACAAATATATCATCAGAAATTTTTTTTGTATCAAGGTTATCAAACAACATCAGCTTCCTCAATTACAACTGACTCTACAATCCCAGTAATTTGAGAAAGTCTTTTTGCTACATCCATTTTACATTTAGGACAAGAGGCAGTCACTTCTTTTAATATACCAACCAGTATCTCTTGCTTTCGTTCTGTTTCTGCAATTTGTGATGCTATCTGAGTATTTTCTAAAATACCTACAGATTGAAGCATTGCTATTCTTTTAGTTTCTATATCAGCAATAAGCTTTAGGGCTCCCGATTTTACAGCCAAAGCTCCTTGGGTATCTGCGTCTTCAACAGTTTTCCAAGCTTCTTTAATTAACATTGCATAATGTTGATCGGCGCCAGAGATTGCTTCACGGGCACGATCACGAATATTATTGTCATTATGGACAACTTGTTTCCACTCTTCTAAATACTCTAGGACTTCTTTTCGGGAGTATCCTGTTAAGGTAGCTATCTGAGTAGCAGAATTGCCCTTTAAAAGCTCTTCTACGACCTTATTCATGCGGTCAAAATGTACTGCTGGCTCTAATTCGCTCATATATAAATTATACCATGTTTTAGTTGACTAAGACTTGCTGGCAATTTTAAGAAGAATTAAATATCCTATTAGATCGTCTATATCGTTGTCTCCAGCAAATCCTTGTGAGTTTTTAATTCTATTTAACTTGTCATCAATTCTAACCTTTAATTGCTCTACTGAATCTGATTGTGCAAATAGCCTCATTGGATTTAAAGCTGAGTCTCCATAGGAAACATTTTTTTTAATAAGCATTTCTGCAACTTCTAAACACTCCCTAATAATCTTTTGTCCTGATGGAGCATCTGTTGCAATTAATTGAAGGTCTGTAATCCAAGCCTGGTATCCGCCGTCTTTATTTGGGTAGCCTGTCATTTTTTTCTTAACAATCCAAACTCTTGTAAATATCTCTGTATAGTCATAGCAGAGACACCGCACTCTTTACCTATTTCTGTAACTGTTTTCTTTTGTACTACATATCTTCTATATAGCCACTCTTTGCTCTGATAAAGCTTCATCGTTTTGTTAGCACCTGATTGCTATAATGGGCAATACCAAAACTGTCAGCAACATCAAAATCTAAAATATTTAATCCATACTTTTTATTAAAATAATCAGCAGTTCTTTGTTTTCTCATATTTCTTAATTGATTTTTATACCAAGATTCGGCATACCCTGGGTTAGCTAATCTTACTGCAGACTTCTCATCTTTTGTAGGATTCTTGTTACCAATATACGCCTGCCATGAGGATGGGCTAATAGTGATAACTTTAGCCCCAGTAGACATAAGCTCAGCAATAACAACTCCATAGACATAAGACAATTTTATCACAGCATCAGGTGATCTGACAAGTATTGCTCCTTCTACTGCAATATAGTCACTCTTAAGTTCATCTAACATCATGGCCATTTTATTTTTTGCATCATGAATTTTTTCATATATATCTTCGCCTACTAAATTAATCTTTCCCCATTTTAGCGGAACGTCATCTTCCATTAAACAAAAAGCTATAGAGTTTGTAGAAGCATCTATCCCAAGAACCCTGTTTGCTTTAGTTTTTACTAGACTAGCTAATTTCATTTATTATTTCTGAGATCATTTTCTTTGTTTTAGTGTAATTAGTTTTTACACAAGATGAACATATGTCTTCTGTATTATATCTACTAAGTTCTGATTTACACTTTTTGCAATGCCTCAAAGCCCCCTTTTTGATTGCTTTTTTTTCATAATACTTATCCATGATTCTTTTATTAGTTGCAATTCTGCAACATTCATCTGAACAATATTTTTGATTATGTGTCCTTGAAACAAATTCAATTTTACATTCGTTATTGGCACAAATCATAAAATGTAGTCCTCATATAAATCAATTTCTACGGTACCAACTGGACCAGACTTGTCATAGCATTCTTTTTTAATTGGACAATATGTGCACGGCATCTTTGATTTTGTAGCCCCTGCTGGCCTTACTGGAAGGTCTCCATTTTTAAAGTTATCATAAACCTCTTCCATCCAGCGGAAAGCATTTTCAATCAAAGCTTTATTTTTTTCATTCATAGAAATTGGAATGATTAATATTTCTTGAGTGTTTTTATTTTCATACAAAAAGAAACCCTCTTTGGCATTCTTTAATTTCATATATGTTAATAATTGAAGCATATGATTTGAAGAAGATTTCATTTCGGATTGTCTTGTATCCCAAACCTCTTGCTTTGCAGTTTTAATTTCACCAATTACTGTCTCTCCGTCATATTCCATAATAAGATCTATAAAGCCTCTAATTGGAGGATACTCATTAATAATCTCTTCTTCTTCAGCTTTCCATTCAGGCATAGTAGAAATTAATTTTTGAAGTCTTTCATGAGCTTGAGTTCCTTGTGCCATATTAGCAACTGCAACAGCATCATTATCATCAATGAATACCGCCCCAGAAAATGCCATATACCAATATCTAGGGCATTTGCCATGTCCATACCCTAAAGAACTTGGGCTAAAAGATTTCTTTGTCATAGAACCATCAGCACGTTTTGTATTCCTATACGCCTCATCAAGAAGATCTGCAAATTTTTCAGGATCAAAAAATTTTCCAGTATGCTTTTTAAATTTAAGGTTCTTTACAATATCTCTAGCCATTTATGAGTTATACCTAACGACATACTTAAGTGCATCTACAAGTTTGTCTATGGACTCCTTTACTGAATAATACACATTCTTCTTGTTGTTATTGACTGTTCCTGCTTTATCTTTTGCAATAGTTGAATAAACAGATGCCATGACTGCAAACTTAGTAGACATAGCTTGCAGCTCCATGATTAACACGGGAGCTTTTGCTGAAGGCACTTCTGGGTTCATTAATATCTTAACAACAATTGCCAAAGCTTTGTCCAGGTGTTCGTCCTTCATATACTCATGAAGGTCATTAAATTCTGTTATATCGCTTATAAGCTCTAGTGTATTTTTATCTTCAGCCATTCTTTATCCTTTTGTCTATTTTATCAATAAATAACCCAAGCGGGTAGCCTAAAGATAATCCTACCATAACTCCTAAAAGAAAAATAGTCATTATACAATTCTACCAATCATCGTAGAGCCTATCCACAATCCCACTATGCCCATTACAGCTGGGAAAACAGGTGGAACTGGGACTGGAAGTTTAAACAATGTAAATATTGCACCTACTGCAGCACCTGTTATTGTGCATAAAATAATTTCTCTCATCGATCTCTCCCGTCTACATATATATGATTTTCTTTTGCTACTTCAATTTTAATAGAAGGGTTTACATCTTGCCATTTTGTTCCTTCAATCCTAACTTCACGATCATATATACCAGTTGAAACTTTTTCCTGCACATCAGTATCTACAATACGAAGCCATTCTTCTTCTCCGTATTTCTCAATACCCTCTGCCCATTCCTTTGAACCTGGATAATCCCATTGTGCAAATACTCTAACAAAAACTTTTTTGTTTCCTTCTGTAACAGCTTTTGCAGAATGGAAATAAGGTATCCCAGATGGGAAAACTGTAACGTCACCGACTCCTGGTTTATATGTTACAACCTTGGGGACCTCGTCAATTTCATTTAGGAATTCAACTTCTCCTCCTGTGTAATCATCGTTTACATAAATTGTAATTGTAATAATTTGCTGAGCTCTTGGCTGACCAACCCTATGCTTATGTGCATCTGTATGGAATGTAATAGCAAGATTTTTGTCTGCATGGATATCGTGCTTTAATATTTCAATTACAGAATAATGCATTCTAGTTGAGCCTGGCTCATTTAGCTTCCAATTATCAATGTAATCTGGCCAGTAACCAGATTCTGACCATTCATCAATGTAATCTTTAAATACTACTGCAAATATGTTATAAAGCTTTTCTCTAAAATTATACAAAAATTCAATATTTTCATCATCAATAACTGATGGCTTTTGTTTAAAATTAAAAAATGTTTTCTTGCCAAATGTATGCCAAGGGACCCACTCATTTATTGGTGAGATATCTTCCATTTCTTTTGGCAATACGCCGTGGTTATCTCCTCTTGTAGAAAGCTCTTCATGCGTAATCTCAAATTTACTTGTATCATTTTCATAAAGATCCATGAGGCTATAGAATCTCTTTAGCTCTTCTTTATCAAACATATCTCTATATATAACTACCTGTGGCATTACTTCATATTTATTCATGATTTTCCTCCCAGAATTGTATTAGATCTTCTAATACTGCCCACTCTATAATACCAAGTCTAACCTTGGATTCTTTTCCTATAATAATTTTTAACGCTGGATGCATATCTCTGTTTACTTTAAAGGTATCTGTACAAATTTTTGCCCAGTTATCTTTGTTTAATGCAAAAGAAGATCCTGCCTCTTTGTAATCCACAAGGAATTGTTTCCATTGTGCATCACCCTTTTGATAATCTCCACGCCCACTATTCTTTTGAGCCTTGGCTCCATCTCTTTTTATTTCAGCTCTTTCTGACATTACCCAACCTTATACTTTGTTTCATGATTATCTTTGCAAGTCCAAAACATTTCCATGGTTTGGTTATTAAAATAATATCTATCTACATATAAATCACATTTTGAGCAAGGCCTCATTTGCTCTATAACCTCAACTCTTTCATCAAGTGAAACAGTATCTATAGTAGATTTATTTAAAAACTCATTAAGATTTGGCACTGATGTCCTCAATTAGCTCATTAACAACGTCTGGGTTATCACGCAAATATTGTACTGCTTTTGCTCTACCCTGAAGCCTTTCTCCATTTACTGTATACCAAGCGCCACCTTTTTCTATAGCTCCAACCATCTCTGCAACATCAAGAGTTTCTCCAACTCCATCTACTCCTAAAGAATCTCCTTGGTAATAGAAATCGTATTGTCCTGAAAGGTTAGGGGGGCCGAGCTTGTTGTAATCAATAATCCAATTGACTGGTCTGCCAACTCGTTGTTCAATGATTTTGTCACCAACTTTAACGCCTGCTTTAATCGCATTTGCTTCAGCTTCTGAAGACCATAACTTAATGACTGTTGAAGAAAAGAATTTGACTGCCATTCCCCCTGTTGGGATATGGGAAGCATGCATAGATCCAAACTGATTTCTTTGCTGTGAGATGAGTACCAATAGTGTATTTTTGTTTGCATAATTTAACATCTTGACTGGATGAGTCATATCCTTTGCTTCTGCTCCGATTTGCTTAGTGTCCTGCAAATCTTTCATTTCATTTCCATCTTTTTCAAAATAAATAGCTGGTAATAAAGCTGAGATTGAATCTACAACTATAATATCTACGCCAGCGTCCATCAGCTTAGTAGCAACATCAACCATATCATTAACTGTTTTTGCTGGTGAGTAAATAAGGGAAGAAGAATCTACTCCTAGCATCTCTGCCCATGCTTGATCATATGATGCTTCAGCATCAATCCATGCACATGTTTTTCCTTCTTTTTGTGCAAGAGCAATCATTTGTAAACAGAATGAAGATTTTCCTGCAGATTTATTTCCCCAAACAAGAACTTGTCGGCCATAGCCAAGGCCACCCTTAAGTGCCATGTTTAATCCGATACTAGGTGTCTTTTGCTTTTCAACTTTTACATCTTGTGCTGCTTTTACTCTTGCTCTTGTTTTTGGATCTAGTCCTGCTAGAATATCATCTATTGCTATAGTCATTTTTTCTCTTTCTTTTATACAATTATATCATTAAAATAAATTGCCGTGAAGCTTTGGACGAGCTTTATTTTTTTCCATTTTATTAAAAAGAATTTCATCTAAGCTGTGCTCGACAAATCCGCCATTACGCATTGACGCATATAGGTCAAGTGTTCTAATTAAAACATCAGCCATTTCTTCAACAATTTCTTGCGAACCTTTATTTTTTCTCATTGCTTCTAAAATTTCTGTAACTTCTGAATGCACAAGGGCAAGTTTATTTCCAAAGACATCAAAGTTTTTTGGGTTATCCCAAAAACCTTTTTCAATTGCAGTTTCATGAAGTATTGCTGCAAGTACATCCAGGCCGTAATCAGTAACTAAAGAAACTTCTTCTTTATTCGAAGTCTGTAATGAGCTGGTCGTTATTTGTCCCTGGTTCATCTTTTCCTTTTAATTTAAATTTAAATGATTGAGTATCTGAATCGTAATCAACCTGTAACTCTTTATCTACTGTAGCTGCATTAATAAATAAATCACTTGGTATAGTAATTTCATTTTGCATCTCAAGAATTGCAACTAATATTCTTGAAACATTTAATGATGCAAAAATATCTTGCGGATCATCTTTTGTCATTCTTGCTCCTTAAGGAATTTATTGCCATAGACATTCCATGGCCTTCTTATTGAAAAAAAACCTACTGTTTCATTGTTGTTTTGTGTATGAAGACCCTCTTCATAACTAACAACTCTCATAGTAACTTTATCTGTTTTAGCATTATAGTATATATTTACATGCCCACCGATATCTTTAATATAATCACTAAAGCTAGGGTCATAGGGATTTACAGAAGTATCATTTGGAGGCATATCGTACTTATTTAAATGAACTAAATCTTTTCTATCAAAAACAAATTCGCCCAAATTTTCAAACAAAAGAGTTAAAAGAACTGAAGAGTTTAATCTATTAAACATCTCTGTAACTTGAGCATTTCTTCTATCTGTTTCTTCTTTAGTTAAAGTTCTGCCATCATCGTGATAGTCTGTTGGCGTCCAATCTTTTTCCATATCAATATCTCCTATGAGTGTGCATAATCATTCCATCTTGATCTAAGGCACACATAACCAATATCGTTACCTACGCCAGCTTTTGATTCAGCTTCTTCTTTTGACATCAGATTAAATGTAAATATTTGTTTATGAAAATCATAATCAATCTGTGCGTATCCACCAGTTTCTTTGATGTAGTCCATGTATGTTTCCATATAGGTATCTATGGCGCTAAAATCTTGAAGGTCCTCTGGCTTTTGATAATTCATTATCTTGTCCAGCTCTTCCTTATTGATTGAAACTGGGCCTACCGTTTTTAAAACTGCTGCTAGTAAATTTGATGCATTAAATCTTTTTACAAGTTTTTCTAGGTCAGTTGGTGAACTCATGTAAACCTCTTTCATTTTTAATAAAATCTTGCAGAACATCATTTGTAATGCAAGGATGACATTCACATCCACTTCTGTGCCCCGATATGCTTGGCTCTAATGATGCAAGTATGTCTTCTAATCCAAGTCCTGATGTGTGGTAATGAAAACCCACTTTGCCTAAATCGGCAATAAGAACCCACTTTAATGCATCTATAAAACCTTGTAAATGATAATATTCCTTTAGCTGTCTAGTAGATATAGGACCGCTTTGAAGATAGTTGTCTTCCATATTTTTTCTATTTGCAATCTCCATCAACATTCTAGTTTCAATGAATTCTTTTGTATTCGTCATAGTATTTCCTTAATGTTTAAAGTACCATCATCTAGCTTTGCTAGCTTGACTTTACATTTCATTCCCTCACGCATTTTAGCAAGAGTCATTTTATACATTGCTGGAAATGCAATTGCTCTGGTTAAAACTTTATCTTTGTCTGATAAAACTATGTGACTCATCTGTTTACCCGCCTTAGTTGTATATGGGGTAAAGTTTACCACAATATATTCGTCTTCTTCTAAATCATATGATTTTGAATACAAATAATCTACAAATATATCATTTGATTTTGGATCTATATCGCTAACTTTAACATATCTTGCAATACGATTATCTCCAACAAGAATAAAATACATCTGATTTGTTTCAATTTGAGTTTGTTCTGTATGGAATAATCCTACAGTTCCAGTCTCATCTACCAGCTCTACTCTTGCCCATCCGTTGCCACGCTTGATTGATTTAACCATTCCAAACATAACAAACGATCCAAGGTCATCAAACTCTTCAATAGGTCTAGCTTGAGCTTTAATTCTAGGTGGGATGCCTTCTAGATTAAAACTTGGTATGCCTAAGTATTCGTAGTAATTATCTTTTTCATTTCCTTGCCTTTTGTTATCAGGGAACGCAGCACCGCCGATGGCGTTAAGAGCAGTAACAGCACGGCTATTAATGCCAGAACCTTTCTTTGATGCTTTCTCAATAAAGTCAGCATAGTCACTGTATGGTCTTCTTTCTATTATTTTATTTGCAATGCTATCTGAAATAAATTTTATCTCAGCTAATCCAAATCTAATTGAATCTTTTTGTAAAGAAAAATAAAGATCAGACTCATTGATATGTGGAAGCAAAACTTTAAGCCCAAGCCTTTTAGCTTCAATTAAATACTCTGTTCTGGCGTCTTTATCATTTTCATTTTTAAGAATTGAAAACATGAATTCAAGAGGATAATAGGACTTAAGCCAAGCAGTATAATAACTAAGCATAGAGTAAGCAACAGCATGGGAGCGGTTGAAAGAATAACCAGCATGCGCTTCAAAATCGTGCCATAGCGCTTCTGCTTTTTTCTTACTAATGTGTTCTGAAGCCCCAGTAATAAACTTATCTTTGAACTGGTCAAACTCTTTTGCATCTTTTTTCTTTCCAATAATCTTGCGAACCTTATCAGCCTCTGCCCAAGTCATACCACCCAAGTGTACGCATGCCTGCATAACCTGCTCTTGATATATGATAACACCATAAGTGTTTTCTGTAAAAGGCTTCATAATTGTATGGCTAAAATCAACTGCCTCGTTGCCATTTTTTCTATTGATGTAAGCAGCACCTACTGTATTCATAGCGCCAGGTCTTACTAATGCGTTAGATGCAGCAAGATCTTCAAACTTATCAACTCCCATTTTAATCAAAAGGTTTGTGTAAGGAGTGGCTTCAGCTTGGAATACACCTTTAGTATAGCCATCGTTAAGCATTTGATAAACCTTTGGGTCATCTAAAGAAAGCTTTGATAAGTCTATATCTTTACCAGTTCTATCTTTGATTGACTTTAATGTATCAGAAATAACTGAGAGGGTTTTTAATCCCAAAGCATCAAGCTTAATCAAGCCAATATCAGCGACTGTATCCATATCGTATGCTACAACTGGAATTCTTCCAGAAACTTTATCCTGGGAGTCTTCAC